TTGTAATTATAAACATTGGATGTTGCTACTACTGTTCCCATCTCAGGTCTTTCTTTACCGAGATCTGGAATAATAATGTTACCGAATGTTTCTTCTTCTGTTTCGATTGGCTTTAATACTATATAGCCATTTAGTGGGGTTATTCTGTTCATATTGCTAATTTAATATTTCTAATTCATCTATTTTAATACAAAAATAGAGTAAGGCATCTTTTTTAAAGACTGCGTCTACTCCAAACCAAGTTTTAAAGTCATCAAGGTTTTTACCTTGCATAAACTCTTCTTTTAGAGTTCTTTTGACTTCAAACAAGTCTCCATTAATGTTAATGAAATTTCTGTGTAATTGAAACATAACTGGTTGTAGGTAGGCCTTTTTATTTATAACTTATTTTAGTTGCTTTTTTGGAGTTGTGATCTCAATCTTTCTAATTGCTTTACCTTCAGCAATTGGAATGTCTAGAGTAAGAAGGCCTTTATCTAATTGTGCTTCTAGTTTAGAAAGATCAAACTTAGTACTAATCTTCCAAGTTAAATCAAAGCTAGAACGCTTGATACCTCTATAAATAGCAGACTCTTCACTTTCTGATTGAGCCTTTTCGTACTTAATACGAAGTTGGTCATTATCAATTTGAATGTCGATGTCTTTTGAATCAATACCTACAGCCGCTACTTCAAATTTAATGCCGTTAGGTGTTTCGTAAATGTCTACTGGATGTGTTACTTTCTGCGTAATTGCAGAGAATCGTGAATTGTTTTCGAATAAGTCTCGCCATAGTAAATCAAATGGATCGAGCTCAAGTGGTCTCAATGTTCCCATGTTTTTTTGTTTTGTGTTCCCTTACGGTGAACTGTTAATTAATGTTTATTTTATAACCTTGGCCTACCTACAGTGCCATTTATTATAAATATACAAAACTAAAAAATAATGGAAAAATTAATCTTTAGAGTCACTTATCTTTCTTTTCATCCCTTTTAGGAAACTCTCTTATCGGCGCAGTTCTAGGATTTCTTGGAGCAGACGGTGGAGCTGTTGGTCCGAAAGCATTTCTTCTAGGTTGTTGAGGTTGTCTAGGAATAGGTCTATCTCTATAAATTATAATCGGAGGTTCTCTTCTATAAAAGAAAGGATCTATATAACCTGGTACTACATAGATTGGATCCCAATCATACATTCTTCTTTGTCTATAGTCTATATAACCTGTTGGTTCAGTTATATAACAACTTGATAAAGATACTAAAAATAAAATTATAAGTGTCTTTTTCATACTAATAAATATTTAAGCGTAAGACCATTTATATCCACCTGTCTGATTTCTTTGACCTCTACATACCTTGCTAACGTGCTGATGGATAACTCCTAAAGCCCTTTCTGCTTCTATTATAGAATTCCATGTTTTTATAAATTGACCATCTAATGTGTATTGATTAACTTTAACTGCTGATGGACTTAATGCTCCTACGTTTTTGCCTTTTTGAGCTAGTCTCATTTTATCAATAGTCTCTTTGCTAAATGATTTATTATATCTAGGATTCCCGGATCCAGTCATTCTTATACTGTGCCCAGGCTTTTTTATACCTTTTAAATGGCCTTTGTCTGTTCCACCATCTCCTATCTCTTTTTTCATATTTGCCCACTCTCTACTTTTGGCTACATTAAAAAGATCAGAATATATTCTGCATAAATGTTCTAAGTCTTGTTTACATTCTGTTTTATGTAATACATATGTTTTAATTTGATCTATGCTTATATTATTCTCTATTAGATGTTTTTTCCACTCTTTACCTGATCCTCTATACTTAAAAGGATCTTGTTCAGTCTTACCTAAATATAATAGTCCTAAAGGGCTTTCTTTAACATATATGTATGTCAATTTCATAAAATAAAAATGAACTCAGAGGAAGTAAAGGTCCCGGAATGACCGATACTCCATGAGTTCAATAAGTTATTATAGATAGTTGATTCCGGCAACTTTCTATCTATAATAAATATTGATGACATAATAATTAAACGTGTCCGTCTCTAAGATTCTTTGATATTTGGGGAATAGCATATAATGGAACATTTAACTTGGTAGTATTCTCCATGCAATCCTGGACGATTCTACACGCTTCTTCTGCCTTAGAATATTCTACCTCAATAACTAACTGATCGTGGATCTGAGCACATACCCAGCCTCTTACACCTGATTGTTTAAATCGTCTATTAATAGCAAGAGCAGCTCTATTAACTATAGATGCGGCTAGACCTTGAATTTGTACATTGCATCCATTATTAAGACCATTAATATAATCTCTACTCAAGTTTTTTATCTGGTCTACTCCGTATTGTCTTTCCATCTCTTTTTTAATATTCCAATCAAGAAGATCATCGCCTATCTTATCATAGATTGCTTTTACTTTAGGAAGATGTCTGATCCTGCCTACTTGTGTTTTGATGTAGCCATTATTTTTAACAAACTCTTTTGATCTAAGCATCCACTTTTTCAGTTCAGGGAACCCATTCAGATAACCGTCTATTAACACCTTAGCTTCTTTTGTTGAAATACCTAAATTCATACCTAGAGCATAAGCACCCATACCATAAGGAATACCCAGAGCATATGCTTTTGCTTTGTTACGAACTTTAGGAAGATGTTTTCTTAGAAAGTTATCTGCTTTTTTATCTGGAGAATAATCTGTATATTTTTCCGTTTTAATGGCAATTGTAGAATAGAAGTCCCAGTTGTTACGAAAGATATCCATAAGTCCGTCGTCACCAGACACATGGGCAAACACACTCGGTTCTAGAGAAGAATAGTCATCGTCAATAAACACATTGCCTTCTCCAGGAATAAAGAATGCTCGAATCAAGTTATTGTATTCAATTACAATTGGTTCATCATCACCTTCTTCTTTAGGTCTAGGAAGCTGTTGTGCATCAGAGCCGTATCTTCCTGATACTGTTCCGTGTTGTTTATAATAGAAGTAGTATCTACCGTCTTCTTGAGCATCTAAGAAACGATCCATATAAGTACTCTTGATCTTAAGTAGTCTATTGTAGATGCGTAAATTCTTTGCCCATTCGTATTTACCTGCTATTGATTGAACTGTGTCATCATCAAATTGAGGTTTACCTGTTTTTGTAGTAGACAAAGGTTTAATACCTAATACACCAAAAGCAATTTCACCAAGTTGATCTTTAGATTGAATATTGAAATAGCCTCCATCATTATCTTCTCTCCACAACTTCATACTAATCTTCATACTAACATCACGATCTAGTACAGCAGCATCACCATGAAGTAGAAAATGTTTAGCAGAACATTCAGGAAGTCTCATCAATGCAGACTTAGTTACGGTATATTTACCAGTCCTAGCAGATTGTTCTAGATCAAACTTCATTTCTTTAATTAGTTCTTGAGCAAATGTGCCTTTATTGTTTGGTGAATATGCATCTTGAGCTTTGTATACTACCCATGCTCTAACATCTGGATTCTTAAGCAGTTCTTTAGTTACTAAATCTGCATACTCTTGTAGCTTTTCTGTAATTTTAGCACGGCTAGATTTTATAAGTTCCATATCAAGTTTAATACCAACTTGTTCCATAGGAATAGTAACCTCTTTATAGAGAGGCATTACTTCATCTTCAAAGAAGAACTTTTCAAGATTCTCATCTTTAAGTGTTTTGATAAAATGATTATAGACTCTAAGTGTTAAGTCAGTATCTGCTGATGCGTATTCTGAAAGTAGTTCAAGATCAGCTTTCCATATTTCATAGTTCTCTCGTGTTATCTGACCACCGTTTCTTTTTATTGATTCTTTAAGAGCAACTTGCTCTTCATTGGCAGCTTTTTCTACATCTAGACCAATATCTTTTTGAATCATTTTAGCGATGTCTTTAAGACCGAATGCAGAACCTCCCATAAAACCAGCACCTTCTTCTTTTACGGTGTGAACAAGAAGCATTGTATCTACATGTAGTGAAGAAAGTAAATCTACATCATAAAAGCATTTAACGAATCTAACGTCAAATGATGCGTTATGCATCACAAGTTTTTTACCAATAAGTAAAGAGATTGTTTTCTTTGCAAGATCATGTGCTAGTTTACCTTCAATGACAGCATCTTGAAGTTCATCATCTTTGAATATCATAGTTGGCA